CAGGTTCTGCTCGAAGGCCGCCTCCCCGTCGACCGTGGCGACCCCGGCCCGCCCGCTCTCCCCGGTCGACCCGCCCTTGAGCGCCCAGTCGAACAGCCGGTCGGAGCGGCGCACCACCGACAGGTCGCGCCCCATCCGGGCGAGCTTCGCGGCGCGCCGGGAGGCCGGGCCGGTCGTCAGGCTCGGGAAGTAGAGCGGCCGGCCGCTGGCCTGGAGGGGGACGCGGAGCTGGTCCCCGGGGATGACGGTGCCCGGGACGCGGACCTCGGTGACGTAGGGGTAGACGAGCCGGTTCAGCGCGCGCAGCTCGTCGGCCCGCTCCGGGTCGCCCAGGTGCCGCAGGGCGATGCGTTCCAGCGTGTCCCCCGGCCGCACGATCGCCCAGCCGCTCCGCCCCTCGGCGTCATGCGCCGCCAGCAGCAGCGCCAGCTCGGACGAGTCGACCGCCACCGTCGCCGCGGCCAGGCCGCCGAGCAGGTCGCGCATCGGGGCGGAGTCTTCCAGCCGGTCGAGACTCGCCTCCCCGGACCCGCCGCCGAGCCCCCAGGCCCGCTCCCACGAGCCGACCATGCTCCACTCCAGGTCGGCCGCGATCTGCGTCCAGCGCCCCGCGGTGAGCCGCATTCGGTTCCAGATGTCGACCGGGCTGTGAACGAGTCCCTGGAACCACTCGGAGACCTCGTCCGACAGCGCCGTCAAGTCCTCCACGATCCCGAAGGACTCGTCGATCATGGCGAAGACCGGCCCGATGGCCTCCTCGTTGAGCCAGGCGACCCCGGCTTGGACGAGCGCGATGGCCGTCCCGACCGCCGCCCGCGCCGTGCGCACCGCGGCGAGCGCGAGCTTGAGCGGGTTCGTCTCGACGAAGGTCGGCGCCGCCCAGGCGACGGCATCGATCGCCGGCGGCTTGACCTCGCGCAAGATCCGGAAGTGGAAGGCGTAGCTCCACCCCGTCCGCATCGAGCGAATGCGGCTCCCGGACATCCGCAGCGGTTCGACCTCCCAGTAGGCGTTCTCGTTGATGGCGTAGAGGTGGAGCCGTAGCCGCGAGCCGGAGGCGGCGACCTGGTCGAAGAGCCGATCCAGCTTCTCAAGCCGCTCCACGGACTCCGCGATCGGCTCTTCATTCTCCAGGCGCTTCTCGATCTCCCGGTTGATGGGGGAACTGAACGCGGAGTTGGCGCCCTGGGCCCGCACGTCGGGGAACCGCTGCGGGTAGGGGCCGACCTCGCCGGAGAGCGTCACCTCGCGCAACAGCACGCCGCGCCGCTGGACGACCACCCCGCCGGCCGGGTAACGCAGGCGCGTCGCCGGGGTGCGGTCCCAGCGGACGTCGGAGACCCAGGGCAGGATCTCGACGGCCACGAGCCCGTCCTGCGGCTGGGCGGAGACCTCGTCGCCCAGCTTCGCGGCGCCCTCCTGGTAGCGGTCGAGCCGCACCCGCACCGGGGCCTCGTTCTCGCCCGTCGTGACCGCGAAGAGGTAGCGGGCCGTGATGCGCTGGTCCTTCGTCGCCATTGGCTCAGCTCCACGGCAGCGGCGTCGCCGGCGGGATGCTGGCGGTCCCGGTGCGCGCCCAGAAGTCTACCAGCCCGGAGAGCACGTCGGCGAAGATCGCGGGGTCTCCCGTCGGGACGTTCCAGCCGTCCGGCCAGGCCCACGCCAGCGGCGCCCCCTGGGCGCTCAGGCCACCCGCCGGCAGGGGCGGCGTCACCACGTAGGCCGGGGCCGGTAGGACGGCCGCTGCGAACGCCTGGAAGCCCACCGGGAGCGCGTCGCGGGTCAGGCGCCCGCGATCGTCGACCTCCAGGCCGGCCGCTGCCTCGAAGGCCGCCCGGGCGAGCGCCAGGGCGCCGTCCGCGGGCGGCAGCAGGACCGGGCTCGTGAGCTCCGCGAAGTAGGCCGCCGCCGCTTCTGCCCAACTCGTCACCGCGGCCGCGGCCGTCGTCGGCCAGCCGCGCCAGTCGGAGCGGGTCTTGTCGGTCCGCCGCAGGACTTCGGTCCGCAGCGTAGCGGCGGAGAGGGCCATCAGGTCACCTTGACCTTGTCCGTCTTCAGATCAGCCGGCGCCGGCTCCGCGAGCGACCCCGAGGGCCCCATCGCGGTATGGAAGCTGGCCTCCGTCTGCAACCACTCGACGAACCGCGTGCCGCGGATGGTCTCCTGCTCCGCGGCGCCGTCGGTCGCGATCGTGACCCCCGCGGGCGTCACCCGCATCACGGAGCCCCCGGCCGAGATGCGCGTTCCGTCGGCGGCGGACTGGATATCGATCGGGCCGCCCTGGCGCGTGTCCAGCGTGAAGCCGCCGCCCTCCCGCATGATGAGGCGGTTCCCCTCGTGCTCCCAGACGACGTCGTCGCCCGTGGAGACCGCCGCGGCGTGGTCGTCGTCCCCGACGTCGCCGGGGTCCTCCTCCGCGGGCACGGCGTCCACCGGCGCCGGGGTCGACGGGATCGCCGTCGGCTGGGTCGCCGCGCGCTTCGCCAGGCCTTCGCGCTGCCCCACCGGCCAGCCGGCCTCGTAGCCGGCGGCGTGGGCCGCGGAGAGCGGGTCGGTGCCGTCGTCGGCCTCCCCCGGAGGGTCGGTCTCCGTGCCGGCGTCCCAGGCCGCCCCGGCGCCGTCCAGCCAGCCCTGGCGGTAGCCGTCGCGCCAGACGTCGGCCCGGCCGGCCCCCTGGGCGATGCGTGCCGGCGGCTCCGGGACCGTGACGGCGTCGGCGTCGCTGAGATCGTCCGGCACCTCGTCGGACTCCGAGCGCAGGTAGAGGACGGCGTTGACCTGGGCGGTCTCCGCCGCCGTCGTCTTCGTCTGCAGGGCCGGGGTGCGCTTCGCCGCCAGCGCGGGGTGCGGCAGGTACTGGTCGACGTAGGGGAGACCGCGGATGAAGCGCACGAGCACCTTCGAGCCCCAACCGGCGCCGGGGTCGGTCGGGCTCGGCATGGTCGACTCGCCGCGGACCGCCGCGGCGACCTGGGCGATGAGCTCCGCGGTGCTCGGCTGCGGGCCGACGGAGAGCCCGCGCGTGCGACCGGCCCCGGCGCCCATCGGAACGAGAACCTTCGGCAGGACGTGGAAGGTCTCGACGAGGAACACCGAGCAGCAGGTCCCCCCGAACCACGTCTGCCCACCGAAGGTCTCCAGGACCATCCCGACCTCGGCGGCTTCACCACCACCAAAGCTCCAGAGCGGCTCGAATCCGGGGGTCGCCACCATGGTTCAAAGCCCCGCCGCGATGATCGCCACGATGTGCTGCACCCGATCCCACGTCACCTGGCTCCAGGCCGGGACCGTGGGGTCGCTGCGGTTGGCCTGGATCTGCCCGTGCCCGTAGACGCCCGGGTCGAGATTCGAGAGCGACACCCCCACCCGCGCCGCCCAGTCTTCCGGGGTCTCCGCGGGCGTCTGCGCCGGGATGTTGCGGAACGGCAGGGTCTGCCAAGCCAGGCCCGGCAGCAGCGGCGAGTCGCGCAACGCCCGCAGCAGCGCCTCGAAAGCGCCCCACTGGCGCTCGGTGATGTTCTTGAGCCCCGGCTGCGTCGAACGCGCCACGAAGTCGACGTTGATCCCGACGGCGTTGTAGTCCATGCCGGCGGTCGCGACCCCGAAGGAGACGTGCGTTCCGACGTTCAAGAGCTGCCAGATGTCCCCGCCGCGGGTGATGATGAAGTGCGACGACGCCTGGTCGGGAAGCTGCGCAATCCAGCCCTGCACGGTCGTCGGCGGCCAGTCGTTCGCGCCGTCGGTGATGTGGACGAAGACGTGCGTCGGGGCGCCCGACCGCGGCTTCCAGAGCTGCGGCACATTCCGCAGCGCGTCGGCGTGGTAGACCGTGTAGTCCGACGTCACCGCCGCGCCCTGGTCGTAGACCTCGATCAGGTTGTCGATGGAGAGCACCTGCCCGTCGCCCTTGACGGCGGTCACGATGCGCTTCGCCCCCGACGTCCAGCGCTCCACGGCCGGGACCCGGAACCCGCCCGGCGGCTGTCCGCGGATGACGCTGACCTGCGTCACGGTCTCCCGCCCGCTTTCGGAGTCGGAGACCGTGTCGGCAACGTCGGTGACGTAGGCCTCGACGACCTGCGTCTTTAGGTAGCGCCCGCCCCCGAGTTGGAACTCCCACTCGCACGGGAACAGCACGCGGGTCCCGACCTGCACCCGTGGGTCCGCCGGAGACAGGGTGAGCGTCCCGCTCAGGTACTCGGCGTTCCAGTAGTACCAGCGGCGGAAGATCCCGATCCGCCGCCGGAACCACTCCAGCATCGGCTCGGAGGCCTTCTCCGCCGGCGGCCACAGGTCGTCGGTCGGCTCCCCCGGCCGGACGCCGTGGTATTTGAGTTGCGAGCGCTCGATGATGGGGAGCCTCCCCGTGCGGGTGTCGATGATGACGTCGAGCCCGTGGATACCGGCCGCCACCGCGTTGGGGCGGTAGTAGGTGAGCCGCTCCGCCCCGGACTGCGAGACGTTGACGGTGAGGACGCGGGAGCCGTCCCCGACGAGGTTCACGATCGGCAGGCGCGACCAGGGGCCGGGCAGGAACGGCCGCGGCCGGTAGATGACCAGCGGGGCGCCGTTGTCCGGGTTCTGCGAGTAGATGATCTCGTTGAAGTCCAGGTTGCCGTACTGCCGCAGCACCCGATCGGGGGTCACGGTCTGCTGCGCCGTCAGGTTCATCAATTGCCAGGGGCAGCCCGGCACCGGCCCGAACTGCGACCAGCCGTGAGCGTGGAGCTTCGACAGCAGCGTGTCGCCGTCGGGGTCTACCCACATCCCCCAGAGCAGGATCTCCAGGCACTCGCGCAGCGGCTTGGACGCCGTCATCCCCAGCGCCGACCCTTCGGCCGCCGCCCTCATCAGCTTGTCCCAGGTCTCGAAGTCGACGAACCCGGGCATCTTCGGCGGGATGACGGTCACCTGCTGGACCACGAGCAGGTCGTTGAACTCGGCGACCCCGATCGTGCTGGCGCTCTGGAAGAAGGCCCCCAGCCGCACCTCGCCGTCGACCAGGCACTTCGCCCAGTCGCGCCCGTGCAGCCCCCAGGAGCGGCCCGCGGAGGCATCCGGGGCGTAGACCTCGCTCATATCCCGGGCGTCGGTCAGGATCTCCCAGACCGAGCGGGCGCCGTTGGTGCGGTCGGTGAGCTCCAGCTCGCCCCAGTCGTTATCCCGCACTCGGGAGCGCAGCAGGCGCTCCGCCTCGCGGCTCTGGTAGTCGTCGCCGAAGGCGAGCTCCGCCGACCAGACCCCGACCGTGGAGTCCCGCAGGCTCTTGCGGCGCTCCAGGCGCTCCACCCAGGGGGTGAAGTCGATCGCCTGCCCGTTGTTGGCCCTGGGGCGCAGCGAGAGCCGGAAGTCGATGTCGGCGAAGGTCGGCACCTACATGCCTCCAAGGTCGATGAAGCTCCGCCCCACCGCGGGGCCCGCGCCGGGCTTTCGGCGCACGGCGTTGTATCCCCCGCCGGTCGATGGCATTCGTCCCCCGAACGACCCGAAGAGCCGACGCGCGCGCTGGTAGGCCTGCTCATCATCAGGACTGAGCGGACCACCGATGGTGTCAACCTCGGCGGCCGTTCGGTCTGCGGCGGTCCCGGCGTTCTTATTGAAGTTGTTGATGCCCGCCTGGACGATTCTCATCGCCAGCCGCATCGTCTCGGCGAACCCCTTGGTCTCCATGGCGGCGGCCTCCATGGACTTCCCGAGCGCGTCGGTCGCCAGGATCTGTGCGTCCGGGCGGCTCATGACGCGGTCGGCGGCCTGCTTCTCGGTCTCCGTCCCGAACCCGAAGGCCCGGCCCGAGCGCAGCATCTTTTCGGCGTCCGCGGGCCCGCCAGCTCCGGTGAGCTGCATCATGATCGCGGACTCGACGCCGGTTCCTCCCATCCCCATGCCGGTCACGGCCTGGCGCAGGAAGTCCGGCATCCCGCCGGAGCCGATCAGGCCCTCGATTCCACCCATCGCCTCGTCGAAGCCGCCGAACTTCTGCATCGCGGCGCGCATCATGATCGCGTCGGTGGCGCCCTGCGGGACCCGCATCCCGGCCATGCGCTGCAGCATGCCGCCGCCGTAGCCCTGCATCGACTGCGCGGCGGCGAACGCGGCGGGGTGAGACAGCCCCCCGACCTGCATCCCGCCGACCACGGCGGCCAGCGCGCGGGCGTCGACCGGGATCCCCTTCTCGGCGAACTGCGCGTTCAGCGCCGCGGACCGCTGCAGGTACTCCGGGATGCGCGCCCGGTCGACCCCGAGCGCGATGGCGTCGGCGATGACGGCACGCGTGAACTGCTCCGTGGACTGCCCGCGCAGGACACCGCCGCCCTGCCCCGGAGAGAAGCTCTTGGTGAACCCCCCGAGCGTGCCGGCGTCGAGCCCCCAGCCGCGGCTGGCGGCCAACAGGAAGTTGGTCCCGAGGCCCTGCCCGCCGGCCCCGGCGAAGGCTGCCTCCTGCTGCGCGCCCTCGGAGACGCTGTAGCCGTAGCGGTCCGCGAGACCGTCGCTGCCGTCGGCCTGCCGCACGTAGGCCCCGGGGCCGGCGACTCCGCGTCCGAGAGCCGCGGCACGCGCCCCGGACGTCGCGATGCCCCGGTAGTCCCCGATGAAGCGGGTCAGGGACGTCACCGCCGCCTGTTCCTGCGCCTGGGCCTTCGCGAGCATCGCGTCGGCGGCCTTCGACCCGAACTCCGTGGCGGCGCTGATGAGGGCGCCGGCGATCATCAGCGGCAGGCCCACGGGCGTCGCGGCGAGCATGGCGCCGGCCCCCATCATCCCCATGCCGGCCCCGGAGGCCGCCCCCCAGGCGGCCCCCGTCAGCGCCCGCTCGCGCCCGTAGCCTGCCTGGACGCTGGCGCCCATCGCCTGCCCGAGGTCGCCGGAGCCCATGCCAGCCGCCGCGACGGCCTCCTGCTGCCAGTAGGTCCCCGCGGCCCCGGACCAGTTCTGGAGCTGCTGGTGGGCGAGGTAGCCGCCGCCGGCGATGAGCCCCATCCGCCCGAGCGGGCCGCCCATCGTGCGCGCCAGATCCTGCCGCCACTGCGGCAGGCCCATCATCTGCATCTCGCGGTCGTGGGCGCGCTCGACGTTCGCCTGGTAGCCGGGGTTCAGCATCCGCTCGGTCGCCATGGAGGAGAGACGCTCCTGCCAGGCGCCCATGTGGATCTGGTCCCAACTAAGGTCCGGCGTGCCCGTCCGCGGCATCAGACCAGACGAGGCGAAGGGACTGGGCGGTGAACCAGTGCTTCCTCCGGGATAGGACACAGCCCCCATCCGGGAGAAGGCCGTCCCCTGCGCCTCGCTCCACGATCGGATCGAACCGAGCGCGTTGGGCTGCGACCACGTCTCGACGATGCGACGGACCGATGCTTCGGCCCGCTGTGACTCGTCCGCGATGACGCCCAGCAGGGTGCGAACCGACTGAAGCCCGCTCGTGTCGGCCCGGAGTTCGAGGGTGGTCGGCTGCGTCGACACGGCTCAGCCCTCCTCGTCGGCGGCGGCGTGAATGGCGAGCTCGCGGGCGTCCAGCCAGGGATCCCCGGTCAGGACCGGGTTCTCGGCATCGGCCAGGAACTGCGGCTTCGTCTGCACGTCCCACGCCTCCTCGGACAGCAGCGCCAGCTCGCAGGCGTAGGCCTCGATCGGGTCGACCTCGTCAGGCCGCAGCCCCAGCCGCCCCGCCCACCGGACGCAGGCGTTCCACCACGGGTCGACGCGACGCCGCCGCGCCCGCTCCCTCACCCGCGCGAAAGGACTCGGCGCGCCAGGCCTCGTACTCCGCCATGATCTGGTTGCAGAGCCCATCGGGGATCTGCTCGAAGGGTGCCGCGCTGAACCAGGCCGGCAGACTCGACCCCGGGGACGCCGCGGTCGGTGTGCCGAGCACGTAGAGCGAGGCCGCGTAGAAGATCGCGTCCTGCGCGAAGGGCGGGATGGTGGACCACGGCAACCCGCCCGTCATCTGCGCACAGCGCTGGCCGACGAGACGCGCGTCGTCCCCGGTCCGACCGCGCAGGATGAACAGCCCGGACTGCGGCCCCTTGCCGTCGGTCAGGTAGACGTTCGTGACCTTGACGCGGAAGTAGCGGTCGTCCTCGGTCGGGTCGGTCTTGGGCGCGGCTCCGCCCTCCGCGAGCTGGGCCAGCGTCGGCCCCGGCTGCTGCGTGGTCTCCATGATGGCTTACCCCTCCGAAGGGTGGCGGATGACCCGCCCCCGGAAGCGCAGGTTCTGCATCACGATCATCCGGGCGCCGCCGCGGATGTCGTAGGACTCGGGCGTGATGTTTCCGATCTGGCAGACCGGCGCGTCGCCGTTGTGGCGGTCGACGAGCGTCCCGACCATTTCGGGCCAGTTGATGAGCGACGCCGCGTCCATCTTCGGCACGAGCAGGTCGCGGACCGGGTCGGTGGTGCGGATCTTGGCGTAGGCCGCGGTCGCCATGACCTGCGTGCCCACGATCAGGATCGCCGTCGGGATCGGCGTCCCGCACTCCTCCAGGTTCACGAGCTGGAACTGGACCGAGACCGTGACCTCGGTCATGTGCCCGACGTCGCGGCCGTCGATCGTGAGCCCGATGCGGGCGCCCGTGAGGACGTCCTTGCGCAGCGTGTCGGCCATGGTGGACCCCCTCTCTCGCCCGGCTTACGCCGCGGCGCTCAGCCGGCGAATGTGGGCCCGCTGCACGATCCACTTCGTGGCCTCGGCGGGCTGGAAGTTGTAGCTGACGTCGAAGTAGTTGCCGCCCGGGATGACGGCGATCGTCTGCCGCTCGTAGGCCTTGATCTCCTTCGCCTCGACCTGCCGACCGAGCTCGCGGTCGACGGCGTCCTTGACCCGCCCCTCGGTGACGACGACGTTCGTGAACCCGATGAGATCCTCGACGACCCGCCGCACGTTCTGGATCGAGAGGTCGCTGGACTCGTTGGCGACCTGCGAGGAGTAGATCGGGTTGTTGTCACTCAGGTGGCAGGTCTGGTCGGCCGCCCAGCGGATGAGGCCCGTCCCGGGGAGCTTCTCCAGGATGTGGCACCCGTACTCCAGCAGCTCCTCCTTGTCGTTCGCGACCGTCCAGTTGGTGCCGCTGACGGCCCCGGGGTAGTCGCGCACGTCGAGCACGTCGACCGTGGCCCAGATCACCGAGGCCTCGTTGAGTCTGCCGGCCTGGCAGCCCGCGGCGAGGAGCGCGGTGTAGTAGGGCGGCAGCCAGACCGGGGTGCCGGTCTCGTCGTAGTCGCGGACCTCCTGCGGGGTGAAGACCATCCCGCGGTAGTTCCGGCGCGCGGTGCGCTGGAACAGCCCGCCCGGGTCGACGCCCGGGTCCGTCTTCTTCGTCGCGTAGGTGGTCGTCCCGAAGTAGCCGACCCGCTCGTACTTGCCCGCGCGCTCCTTGACGTGGGCCTCGAGCAGCTCGGCGAAGGAATCGGCGGTCCCCGCCGCCGTCGCCATGAGCACGACGTGCCGCGTGTCCAGGTCGCGGATGGCGTCCAGCGCGGCTTGCACGCTGGCCGTCGTCGCGACGCCGTTGGCGCCGCCGGCGAGCGCCGTGATCGAGAGGCTCGCGGCGAGGTTCTTTGCCCCCGTCGCGCGGGTGCAGGAGACCACCTCGGAGTCGACCCCCTCGATGAACTCGTAGAGGTCGGCGGCGAAGGTCCCGAGCGCGTTGTTGACGTCCACCGCGGCCGCGTAGTCCAGGTCGGTGCAGGCCATCGTCGTCGGGGTGAGCATCGCCGCGACGAACCCGACGAGCGGGTCCACCGGGCCGGTGAGCCCCGCGCCGATGAGGTTGACGCGGTCGACCACCTTCTGCGCGGTGTCGTAGGTGCCGATGTCCAGCGCGAAGGCGTTGCCGGTGTAGGTGACCGAGACCGCGGCGTGCGCCGAGGCGTCGATCGACGTCACCGACGAGAACGCGGTCGCCGTCGTGTCGCTCGCGCCGTTGGGGTCGATCGTCTCGGTCGTCACGACGCCCGTCGCCTTGTCGACGCCCGTGATTACGATGTCCCCGACTCCCGCCGACGTCGCCGTAATCGTTCCGTCGAAGGCCATCCAGGTAGCGGGGTTGAACGCGACCGCGCCGCCCGTCCGGGCGAAGCTGTAGGCGACGGACAGGACCGGCGTCCCGCCCTCGGTGGCAAGCGGCGTCACCGTCGCGGCCATCGACGTCACGGTCTGCCCGGCGGTCGGGTTGTACTTCAGGGTGAAGACGTCGAAGTCGCCGATGTTGTCGAAGACCTCGTCCTCGCCGTCGTAGCCGACGGTCACCTTCTTGCCGGAGCTTGTGCCGGCCGCGATCGTGATCTGGATCTCGTTGCCGTAGAGGCCCCAGTCCAGGGCGGCGAAGACGGCGGCGGAGACCGCGGCGCCGTCGGGCACCGTCAGGCTCGCCTGCGTCGCCGGGGTGGTGCGGACGAGGTACACCTTCTCCGCTCCCCCGGGGATGCGCTCCGTGTTCGAGGAGGGCCGGAAGGCGTACTTCCCGAACAGGTAGCCCTCGCGCGGCGGCAGGAGCTGGCGCAGGTAGTTGGGGTTGGAGCAGAGCTGCGGCACCGCCGGCTCCCCGCCCCTCCCGGCCTCGTGCAGGATGGCGATGGTGCCCCGCGACACCGGCCCGCGCCCGCCCACGGAGGAGGCGTCCGCCTTGGTGATGACCCCCGGCGCGAACTGGCGCCGCCCATCGACCACGATGTAGTCCGACATGACGTCCTCCGTACCGGCTCTCTGCGCGGTAGTCTACCGCGGCGGAGAGGAAGTGCCAACGTGCCGCAGACCGTCTCCGACGGCCCGGATCACAGCCGCTGCGGCGTCGCCCGCCCGACGTCGCCGTCCGGGAACTCGACATCCGGCGCCGCGACCCGCGCCGGTGCGATGAGCGCGATACCGTCGCCCAGCTCGGCGGCGGCGCTCTCCTGCTGCTGCACCGTCCACCGCTGTTCGCGCGCCCAGACGTTCTCCGTCATCCAGGTCGGGTCGGGGACCAGGTCGCCGCGGTTCACGAACGACAGGTCGGTGTAGCCCCAGGTCACGAGCTGGTCGAAGGCGGTCAGGAGGAGACGCCCGGCCAGGACGGACTGGATCGCGGTCTCCTTGGCGTTGATCGTCGCCACGATGATCCCGACCATCGGCTTCGTCATCAGCCGCCGGGCGACGGCCTCCACCTCTTCCTCGACGCCGGTGTCGTCCTCGACGTCGTAGCGCGTCGGCCCGTCGGTGCCCTTGCCCAGGAACTCCTGGTCGGCGGCTTCCATCGCCAGGTAGACGGACCAGATCGGCCACGGGCTCGTCCCGCGCGGGTAGCCCAGCAGCACGGTCGGGGTACGGTTGGCGCCCTGCCGGAACCGCGTGCGGGCCGCGACGCGCTCGGCGGCCGGGATGTCGTGGAGCACGAGGTCCCAGGCCCGGTCGTCCGTCAGGAGCAGGGAGACGCCCGCGTTCAGGATGGCTTCGACGGCGAGATCGGCGGTCAGGTACATGGGGCCTCCGTCACGTCCCGAGCACGGTCGGGGCGATCGACTGCACGTAGCTTTCGACGTCGCGCACCAAGTTCCGGGCCTCAAAGCCGGGGTGCCACCAGTTCATCCCGCCGGCGTCGGAGCGGTAGCTGTTGGGGTTCGTCGAGATCGCCCGGAAGGTCCCGTGGGTCGACTGGTAGGCCCGCTCGTAGCCCTTCCCGAAGCGGTACATGCCGGCGTAGATGGGCGCGGCGTGGCGTGCGCGCAGCAGCCCCCCGGCCTTGGCCCCGGGGAGCCGCGCGCCCCACGTCGTCCCGCCCCCGGGGCTCGACGTGGTGTAACCGGCGCGCCCGTTGCTCTCTTTGGCCCGCACGGCGCGCTGCAGGGTCTTCACGAGCGCCCGACCGAGAGAGACCGCTTCGTCGCCCGCCATCAGCCCGGCCGCCGCGTAGGGGTCGCCGATGACCTCCGCGTTGCGGCCGCTCGCCCCCTGCATGTGGAGTTGGAACGGGATGAAGGCGTAGGCGTGCCCGGCCTTCGAGTGCCGGACGTGGGCGCCGCCCTTGAGCAGCGTCTCGCGGAGATCGAAGCCCGGGGCGCCCTGCTCGAGCATGTTGGCGAGCCGCCCCGCGGGCGACTCGTTCTCCAGCACGATCCAGGCCACGTAGCCCTGCCCGAAGGCCGGGAACTCGACGGGCAGGATACAGGACTGGTAGCCGCGGGCCGTCGAGTGCAACTGCTCCCCGGCGATGGCGATCCACTTCGCGCGCGCCGCATCGGCGAGGTCGGAGAGGTTCTCGAGCACTGACTCGTCGTCGAGCCCCAGCGCCACCTCCAGACCGTGGAACCCGGTGAGCGGCAGCGGGGTCATTGGGCCTCGCTCGGCTGGATGAGCCAGTCCAGGCGGGCCTTCACGGCGACCGGCAGGTGCTGGACGGTGTCACCGGTCTTGAGCCGGTGGCGCGTCGGCCGCAGCGCCTGGCTGTGCTCCGTGACACGGTAGACGGGGTGGGCGTGGTAGTAGACCGAGAACCACTCCCCGACGGCCTGCCCCGTCCCGGGCGGCTCCGGGGAGGTACGCGGCGTCTTCACGTCGCCGAGCGCCCAGTCGATGAGCCCCGCGGCCGTGACCGTGAAGTCGGAGCCCTTGACGAGCGCCGGCCCGACGACCCCGGCCTTCGCCACCCGCAGGTCGACGACGTCCCAGACCTGGTTGACGGTCGTCCCCATCTGCGAGACGTCACCCTCGGCCATGGTCGCGATCGTCCAGGGGGCGACGGGGTAGCGCAACCGCTCCAGGTGCGCCGCCAGGGTGGCTCGGCGCTGGAACATGCCCGAGATCCGAACGAAGCCCTCCAGGAACGTCAGCCGGTCGTTGACCGCCGGGACGTGCTCCCCACGCAGGCCGATGATGGCCGTCCCAGGCTCGATGGGCTGCAGCCGCTGGAGGGGGTCGGACTCCTTCGATAGCTCCGAGCAGACCGCCCGGACGATCTGGGTGTGGTGGACGTAGTAGCCGTCGCCGCCGCAGGTCGCACACGAAAGGTTCGGGCTCTGCGCGGTGCCGCAGGGGCAGTTCCCCACGGCGTCCCACTGGACCCGAGTCCCCATCCCGCCGAAGGCGCTGCGGAACTTGGCTTCGTCGAACTCCGGGAGCCCGAAGACGTCCTTCACCCCCCAGACGAGCGGCAGCCAGCCGTCGTCGTAGATGCGGGCGATATGGGGCTCCGGGTAGGGCACGACTCACCTCTCAGCAGACCGCGATCTGCATCCCCTGGTAGCGCATCCGGATCCGGCTCAGCGCTTCCTTGATCTGTCGCTTGTAAATCAAAATTCTTGCGCCGTATCCGGAGTTTGTTGCACTTGCGGTCGTCCCCTTGGAGAACGACAGACCCGACAGCGACACCGAGAAATTGGCGACGGCGCGCCCCGCGACGAGGTCCCCGATTATGTTCAAAGGATGCATGGCAGCGTGCATCCCCATGACATCGAGAATGTCCCCCGGAATCGGCTCGTAGTCCGTCGGCACCTCGACCTCGGGGTCGTCGTCCGCCAGCGGCAGATCGTAGCCCGACGTGTAGGTGATGAGGTACATCCCCGGCACGTCGCGGTGGGCGGTCGCCATCCAGTACGACATGAACGACAGCGCCTCGAGCGGCGCCACCGCCGGGACCCCGCCAGCCGGGATGATCTGGAGCTGGTTGCCCTCGTCCTCCTGAAGGATCCAGGACGTCGGCACCGTGAAGATCGGGAACTCGCCGTACTGCAGCTTCACCTCGGTCACCGACCGCACCGGCCGGTAGTCCAGGCTGATGAAGCTCCAGGCCTCCAGGTTCGCGCGGGTGAAGTCGTGGCGCTGCGTCCGGGTGCGCTTCGGGAAGCCGATGGCGAGCTCGGTCTTGATCCACTCCTTCGCGGCCTCCAGGCACAGTTCCCAGACCTCGTCCGGCATCGCGTGGCCGTCGTCGTCGGTCAGATCGCAGCCGAAGAGGTAGGTTGCCTTCAGCCAGTCGACCGTCAGGGGCTGCTGCGAGTAGGCCACGGATCACCCCCTGGTCAGGCCGCCCCGACGTGAAGCGCGACGGGCGTCCCGCCGGCGGCGCCAGCGGCGACCTGCACGAAGACGTCGCCGAACCCGGTCTCGACGTACTGCTCGACGTTGGAATCCGAGGCACCGAGGACGACCTGGTGGATCCGCACCCACCCGAGGCCAGCCGTCGTGAGCCCCGTCTTCCGCCAGACGTTGAACGTCGCCGCCGCCGTGATGACCACGAAGAAGCCGATCGCCCCGAGCGGCTCCGACGCCGGGATGACGAGGTTCGGCGCCGGCTCCGCGACGTTCGGGCTCGAGTCGACCACGACGAGGCCGGTCCGGGACCACGCGGGGTCGTAGCGGATCGGGGCCCGGTTGGCGTTGAGGTTCCAGTCCGCCGCGGCGTCCTGGTCGTAGATCCGAGCCTTGTCCCGCGGGTCGGTGCGCGGGTTCGTCTTGCGGTGCCGCATCGGTCACTCCTGGGGCAGCAGCCCCGCCTCGCGGGCCTGCGCCGTCGCGATGGCCGCGATGACGTCGGGCTTCGTCTCGTGCTTGACGCCCCGCCCGGTCGCCGCCCGGAACTCGTCCTTGAGCTCCGGCCACGACTTCGCGGCGAGCTCCGCGCTCCGCTCCGCGATCCAGGCCGCGACGCCGTCGTCCCCGTCTTCGCCCTCGCCCTCGGCGTCCGCCTCGGCTTCCGCCGGCGGGGCGACCGGGGCCGGCGCGGCGACCGACGGAGACGGGGTCGGCTCCGGCGGGGCGTCCTTCGGCGCCTCGGCGACGGAGACCGGGTCCGGCTCGGGCGCCGCCGCCGGCTCGGGCTCCGCCGTCTTCGTCTGCCGCTCGACGGCCTGGATCTTCTCGAAGTTGCGCTCCGTCGCGATGAGCCGCGCCCAGGTTTCGAGCACGGCCTCGTTGAGCACGTCCGGCGGGACGTCGTAGCCCTTGGCCTTGAGCGTCGCCTGGAGGAGCCCCTTACCGACCCCTTCGAGCCGGGCGCCCGGGGAGATGAGCGCCAGGGCCTGCTGCAGGCTGACGTTCGCCGGGGGCGGCGCCACGGCCGGGACGGGCGTCACGGACGACGCCGGGGCCTGGACGCCGCGCCGGGCCAGCGGCAGCGGCGGGGTGGGCTCCGCCCCGGGCGGCAGGTCGACGACCTCGAAGCCCTTGAGGGCGGCGAGGGATTCGGCCCGCTCCGGGGGGAGCCCCCAGACGATGCCTCGGGCATCGACGACGTACTGCGTGCCGCCGTCGGCGAGGTACTGGCTGCGTCCCGACGTCATCTTCAGGGCGCGGGTGGACTCGATCATGGGGGTGGCCTCCGTGGGTGCCTCGGACCGGGCCTCGGACTCCCCACGGGCCGGCCTGTGCTACGCGGTGGGGTCGCGCGTCAGCCCGATCAGCTCGCCCGCCCGACGTTCTTGAACATGCACATCTTGAGCGGGAGGTAGAAGATCGGGGTCCCGTAGATGATGTACGTGAACGGGAAGTACAGGTCCGTCCGCGCCAGCGGGACCCGGGCGAAGTCGAGGAGCTGCTTCCACTCCATGACCTCGGACGACATCTCCAGCATGAACGCGAAGGCCGTGTCCGGCAGGTTCTCGTTCATGTCCACGAAGGTCGTGGTGTCCGGCACGCCGCCCGCCCGCGCCTGGACGACGTCGGCGATCTTCCAGACGCCGGTCTCGCCGACCTTGCTGCGGAAGACCTCGTAGTAGAGGACGTTGTCCGTCCCCGGGGCGGCGATGGTCGCCGTGACCTTGCGGTGCGTCGCGTCGATGGTCGCCGCGTCGGAGACCGAGTGCAGGGACTTGCCCTTCGCCCCGACCGCCACGAACTGGTACTGGTAGACGCCGTAGTCGGCGGCGACGAACAGCGTCGCGGCGTCGTCCGCCGTCGCGAGCGACGGGTTCGGCTGCGCCGGCTGGACCTCGCCGATGGCCGTCGCCGCCGGCGCGCCGCGGCTGCCGAGCTGGATCGAGGCCTCGAAGTTGACGGGACCGTAGGGGCCGTTGAAGCCCGTCGCCTGCAGCGTCGTGCGGCGGTCGCCGACGGCGTTGCGGGCGACGACGTCCGCCATGTCGTAGCGGAGGTACGTGCCCATGAGCTTGCCCTGGTCCTCCAGGGTCTCGAACGACATCCAGACGACGCCCGGGTTGCCGTAGTTCGGCGGGTTGACGAGCCGGACGGACTCGTCGCGCATCCGCGAGGAGTCGAGGGCGGCGCCGCGGAGATCGTGGACCTTCGGGTTCGCCGCGGTGTGCGTCGCCTCGCAGGTGCGCTTGAGGCCGTCGAAGGCCGCGGCGTTCATCGTGGAGTCGCCGAAGAAGAGCTGGCGATCCATGAACTCCTTGATGTAGAGGCTCGCGTCCTTGTTCGCCTTGTCGAGCGCCGCCCCGCCGATCATGTTGCTGAGCAGCGTGATCGGGTGGCTGACGCGCTTCTTCAGCGAGACGTACTTCACCTTCGCGAGCAGGCGCTCGAAGTTCGAGTCGATCTCGGGCCCGACCGCCCCCTCCGCCGCCCACAGGTCGACCCGGGCGCCGAGGTCGGTCTGCCGGGTGTACTCGTGGACCGTGTTGGAGAGCTTCTGGTCGCTCTTCGGGAACTTCGGCCAGAACCGCAGGTGGTCCTGCTTGAAGGTCGCCCACTTGAGCGTGCCCTCGATGCTCTGCGTCATCAGCGCGCCGCCCGAACCGCCGCCCGCGTAGGTCGGCTCCGGGTAGCCCGCCTCCAGGGACTTCTGGATCTGCCGGTAGACCTGCATGTACTCCTGCACGTCCGCCTGCCCGAAGTCGCCCGCCCAGCCGCCGCCGAAGTCGCTGCCGCCGTCGTAAGCCATCGTCTTCCCATCCTTTCGCTGGTCCGGGCGTTGCCCGGCGTTCCTGCGGGGCCTACCCCGCCTTGCCGGTCAGCCGGGCCGGCTTACTGGATCAGGGGCACGTTCATCGCCGCGAGGTCGGCCGCCCGGAAGCGCCGCTCGGCGTCCAGGTTCGACCGGGCGTTGCTGATCTGGTCGATCCGCTCCTGCGGCTCGCCCGCGGTGACGGCGTTGTTGAGCGCGGCCTCGAGGCTCTTGCGGGCGACGCCGTAGGGCAGCGGCGCGTCGGCCGCGACCTGGTCGGCGGGCCGCTCGATCGGGGCCCCCGGGACGATCGTCTTGCGCGGCAGCGGGCGGGCCCCGAGCGCGGCGAGCTGGCCGGCGAGGCCGTCGATCCGGTCGTCGAGCGCCTTGCGGGCCTCCTCCTGGAACCTGAGCAGGTCGTAGAGCGCGCCCTGGTGCTCCATGATCTTGTCGAAGCGCTCGCCCAGCACGCCGATGCCGCCGGAGACGACCTCGAACGCCTTGACCACCTCGTCGCCGCCCGTGGCCTGGCCGGGCCAGCTCATGACGACCTGGCCGCCCTCGCGCAGGTGGGCGCCGATGTCCTTGAGCGCCGTCTCGACGTTCGCGTACAGCTCGCGGCCCTGCTCGTCGAAGCTCTTGGTGGCCTCGTCGCCGTCGGGCTCGCCGTGGCCGTAGCCGTCGGCGTCCTGCTGCGTCCACTCGACGCCGTGGGCCTTCGCGGCGAGCTGCTGGGTGTCCGGGTCGCACTTGCCGAAGCGCCGGGCGAACTCCGCCTTCTCCATGGTCTTCCTCCCGATGATGCGGCGCACCGGCCGCGCGTCGTGACTCTGCGTCAGAAGCGGAGCGCCGCTCCCGCCGCCCGAGTAGGTGGGGGTCGGGTGCCCGGCCTCCAAGGACTTCAGCGCCCAGTCGAGGCTCTTCAGGGCGGCCTCGAGCGGGGCGTGCTTGTTGATGGGGTGCCGGGTGATGCTGACGTCCATCACGAGGATGCGCGCCAGCGTCTTCCCGTCCTTCGCGGGGTGGCCCGACTCGTCCAGCCGGAGCAGGATCGGGCCCTGCACGGAGAACCCGATCTTGCGGGTCGCGAAGGGGTCGCGCTTGAGCGCGACGAGCAGGTCCCAGAGCTTCCGGTTGTCCGGGGTGTCGTAGAGGAAGCCCTCGACGACCCAGCCCTTGTGCCCGTCCGGCAGGTCGACCGGATAGACCGCCGTCGGCTCGCCCAGCCCGGCGTTCGCCGCCTTGTTGTGGATGTCGTTGAACCAGCCCCACTTCTTGAAGTAGGCCCAGTCGACGCCGTCCTGCAGGGCGGTCTCGCCCTGCATATCCTTGTGGTCCGTCGTCGCGACGCCGCGGATCCGCATCTTCGGCAGCGTCGCGGCGCTCTGACGGCTCGCGTCGAGATCCTTCTCCGCGTCGTCCGCCAGAGCCTCCGCCTCGAACCAGAACGACGCCTTGCCGCAGACGTTCTCTCCGGGGAGGAACTCCGGCGGCGGCGCATCGGTCCGGTGCTGCGGGGCGAAGACCATCGGCGACTCCAGGCCCGAGAACGCGAGAAGGGCGGCCAGCCCAGGAATCCTGGACCAACCGCCCCTCGCAGGAGCCTGCGGCGGCGTTGGAACGCCGCCGGACTCCGGTCCGCCGAACCGCGACCACGCGGCAGACGAACAACGGGCCTCTCGGCAGCCCCAAGACTACGGGCGCCGGAGACGCGCTGTCAAGCGCCGGGCGGAGACTTCAGCGCGACGATCCGCTGAAGCCGGATCGGATAGAGCGGGGTGTCGCGCCGGCAGCGCGGGCAGGGGATCTCCGCGACGAGGTCGCCGTCGTCGAACGACTTGAACGCGATGAGCCGCGATGGCACCCGCATCTTGAGCACGCCGCCCTCCTCGTGGGAGAGCACGGCGCCGCAGTGCTGGCAGGTCAGCACGCGACGGGCGGGGCGCGGCGCCCCGGCGACTCGGCGAATGACCGTGCTCAAGCCGTCGCTCCGCGCGGCGGGGGCCGCAGTTCCATCCGGTCATTCCAAGACCATCCGTTAGGTACACGGACCCCTCGGCACATACACCAGGGGTGATGAGACCCAACGACCGGCAGCCACTCCGCCTGCTTGCGGCCGACGTTCGTACCGTTGGCGCGCAGGTCGGCCAGCCGGAACACCTTGGGGCGTCCGTCGTCGTCGAGATAGGCGGACCGGCACTTCGGACAGGCGTCCGGGTTCGGAATCTTCGAGTACAGCACGTCGGGGCCGTGTTGCGACTCGTAGGCGTCCGCGGTGCCGTACTCCTGTGCTGTCGTCATTTCCGTCGTGGCGATCCGGAGCCAGTCCCGGGACCAGTCGCCGGACAGCTCGCCGAGCCGGCTCCGCAGGTGCGCCACGGTCTCCCGGCGGGCCAGCGCCTGGGCGGTCTCGTCCTTGATGACGCCGAGCAGCCGCTCCCGCAGCGCGGCATCCTCGGGGTTCACGGCGGAGAGGATCTGGTCCTCCATGCGGTTCCCGAGCGCCTTGCAGTGGTCGCCGGCCCACTGCCGGGCGTGGTCGACGGCGGCGAGCTCCCCGCGGGTGAGCGGCGCCGGCATCGTGGCGATCTCGGCCTTCACCGCCGACCACGGCGCCGCTGTGACGTCCAGCCCGGCCTGCGTCAGCCGGTCCCGGTAGAAGCCGAGCAGGTAGGCGTCCTGCACGGGGTCGACGGCGAGCGCCGCCGCCGGGTCGAGGTAGCCCCCAGCGACCAGCCGGCCGATCTCGTCGTCGTCGAGGCCGAGCGCCCCGGCCCCGAACAGCTCCGCCAGGAACCCCGTCCAGTGGTTCGCGACGAGCGCGCGCAGCTCCTTCAACTCCTTGGGGCCGAGCGGCATCATCGCGGCCGCTCCGCCTGCAGGAAGGTCGCGACGTCGTCCAGGATACGCGGCAGGCGGGCGGCGAACAGCGCCCCCATGCGGTCGACGAGGTCGCGCGACGGCCGCATCGGGTCGCGCGTGGGCGACGGCTGGCCCGCCCCGGCGTGGGCCTTGGCGACCGCTCGGGCGAGCACGTCGTCGAGGCTCTTGCGGGTCTCCTCCTCGCGCTCGACGAGCTCGCCCGGGTAGGTCTCCTCGATGGTGAAGCGCATCCCGCCTCCGTCAGAACAGGGTCCGCTGGCGCGGGTCGGTCCCGCCCTGCCCGCCGAAGAGGCTCCCCTGTCCGCCGGCCGGCTTCGCCCGGTTCGGCGCCGGCTCTCCGCGGAAGAGCGGCAGCGACTCCGAGGCCGGCTTGTCGGTGCGGTAGTTCCGGTCCTTCAGGTGGCCCTGGGCGCGCCGCAGGTTCGTCTGCAGGGCGAGCAGCCGGGTCCCGAGGTTGCCGCCCGAGGCGCCCTCGGATTCCGCTCGGCGCATCAGGCCCTTCAGCTCGACCAGCCCGCGCTCCGCGGCGTTGATGTAGCGCGCCAGGTGCTCGCGGCTCGACCACTCCCCGGTGCGCCCGTTGATGCGCTCGAGGCTCCCGAGCCGCCGGTCGATCTCGTCGGCGGACTGCTGGATGGCCGCCGAGACGTGGGTCTTGCGCGACGGCGGGCCGGCGAGGTCGGTCTGCTGGGCGCCCATCTCCAGGGTTGGCCGCCGCTCCGCGATTTGGCGGGCAAGGGTCTGCGAGACCACCGGCTTCGGCGGCGCCGCGGCCGGTCGGGGGGGCGGGGCCGCGCTGGAGACGTTCGGGCTCGCGCCGGCGGCGGCCTGCTGCGCCAGCTTGGCGAGCGCCGGGGAGGGCGGGGCCGCCGGCGCGGTCACTCCGCCGGTGCGCGCCCGGATCTGCTCGCGCAGCGCATCGGCCTTCGACGAAGACGAGCCGGGCGCTGCGGCCCCGGGCGCCTTCCGCAGCTCGCTCGCGAACTCCACGCTGGGGTGGAAGTTGCTCGAGTAGTAGTCGTTCCCCGAGTCGTGGGCCGACTTCTCGTAGGCCCGCAGCAGCCCCCGGAGCTTCTCCTGGAGGGCCGCCCCGTCCGCGTGGAGCAGCGCCGGCGGGCGCTCCCCGGGGTTCCCGAGGGGGCCGTACTTCGCGTCGTGGGCGTGCCGCTCCGGGTTGCCGACCTGGACGCCCGGGGCCGCCTGGACCTCGACGTGGATGGACGAGCCGCCGCTGTACTTGCGGGTGTTGACCGAGAGCTTCAGCCCCTTCGGCAGGTCGCCCGAGGCGATGGCCCGCTTGACGTCCTCGCGGAACAGGCGGGCGACCTCGGCGGTGTCCCGGCCGGCGTCGTACTTCGCGCCCAGGTGGCGCTCCGTCGTGTCGGGGTGGGCGGGGCGCTTCGGGGGCTCGCTCGGCTCCGCCGGGGGCCGCCGGTCCGCCAGGCTGACGACCTTGGAACCGGCGGTCTGCTCGGAGAGCTTCGCCGCGGCGGGGGAGGGCGCCGGCGTACCTCCGCCGGGCCCGCGGCGCTCGACGTCGTGCCGCAGCGCCGCCCGCTTCGCGTCGTCGGCCTCGTGGAACTTGCCGATCGTGGTCCGCTTGTTGTCGGGGTCGACGTGGGAGACCTCGTAGCTCGACAGGTGTTGGTCGTCGCCGTACTCGCGCCGGTGCTGGATCTCGTAGCTGTGCCCGCCGGCCTGGCGGTTCACCGACCAGCCGCTCGCGCTGGGGAACGACCAGCCGCGCCGGTGGGCGTCGTCCTGCACAGCGCTCCCGAGCGTCGGCTCCCCGCCGCCGCCGGACCCCTCATAGACCGGGACCCGTTTCCCGTTGTGGAAGGTGTGGCCGACGATCTTCCCCCCGCGGGGCCCGATCTCGATGACGTCGCCCTTCACCGCGAGGTCCGCATCCCGGTACTCCGGGCTCCCCCCGATGTCCGCCCGCCGCAACGCCAACACTCGCCGCTCACCGCCCATGCGTCACCTCACCGCTAAAGGACCCAGGAGTACGCCCGGACGAGGCTCTTCGCCGCCTCGCCGGCCTGCTCGTCGGCGAACCCACCGCTGACATCGCCCCCATCGGGCAGCGGGTCGTTCGCCCAGTCGTCGCCCCCGGGCGCCCCGGCACCCTCGCCCTGGGCCTCTGCCCCGGGCTGCCCCGCCCCACCGGGACCGTCCGCACCTTCGGGACCGCCCGGCCCGCCCTGGCCCTGCTGCGCCATCATCGCGGCCTGCTGCTTCTGCGCCTGCTGCGCGTTGTAGGCCGTGATGTACTGCGGGTTCAGGATGAGGTTCCCCAACCCGTTCGGGTCCTTGCCCATGTTGTCGAGCGCCCGGACCTCGTCGACCGTGCGGGACGACTCGACGAGCGTCTTGGAGAGCTCGGCGCGCTCCTTCTCGGTCATCGCGCCGAGGCCCAGGAACTCCAGTTCCAGGTCCGGGTTCAGCCGATGGACGATGAACTTGTTGATCCACGAGCTGATGGCGGTCGCCAGCGGGCGGAGACCCTTATCCTTGCCGGCCTTCAGCTTGGCCTCCGGGGAGGACTCGAACATCGCCCCGCGGTTCCCCTCTGAAGCGTAGTAGAAACCTACCTCCGTGGCATCGATCTGCCACAGACTACACATGAGGCGGAAGCAGGCGTTGATCCACTCCGCGAACTCCATCTCTTTGTTGGAGACGCCGAAGGGAACCCACTTCACGTCGGCACCCTCGCCCTGGGGGTTCGCGACGACCATCCGCCAGGCGTTCTGGACGCCGCGGGCCATAAACATCAGCGAGCGCTGGAGAGCCCGGAACTTCTGCGGGTGCATCGGGCCCATCACGGCCAGCATCCCGCGCGGCCCGCCCTGCCGGAACCAGTTGAGGTTGTGCGTGAACCCGAAGAGCAGGCCCGACATCACCTCCAACATTTCGGTCAGCTCTGGATGACCATAGCCGTTGCTGCGGACGTCGGTCCGCGGGCGCCGGATCCCGAAGCACAGCTCGCCCGGGGCGAAGTATTGCGTCGGGGTGTCGTGGTGGATCTGGCAGAACTGCGCGTCGGCCTTGTCGTAGTCGCCGAAGGGGTTTTGCGGCCGTACCCGGTAGATGAGGCCGGCGTCGGCGGGGTGCCAGCGGTGCGGGACCCCCTTCTCGTCCGGGACGACCTCGAAGACGCCCGCGTCCAGCACGAGCGAGTCGTAGGCCAGCGCCCGCAGGAAGTCGTCGAAGCTGGGCCGGGTGAAGACCTCGTGCGGCTCCTTGATGGTCCCCGACGTCTGCAGCAAGGACTCGACGCGCTCGATCTCCTTGCGCTCCGCCGGGGTCGGGCTGTGGTTCGAGCGGCCCCGGATCGCGATCTGGTGGCCGAGCCCGTAGGGGTCCTCTCGGGCCAGGCTGAAGCTCGCGATCTGGTTGCAGCGGGTCGACAGGATGCAGCTCGCCCAGGGGGAGAGCGCCATCTGCCGCAGGGCGTAGGTGGAGTAGCGGCTGTGCGTCCGCATACCCTCCATGAAGTCCTGCGCGACCTGCAGCTCTTCGGGGTCGTACTGGTAGGAGAAGCCCTCGCCCTGCTGGCGGTCGACGTCCAGCCGGGAATCCAGGTCCCCGGGCCGCGACATCTGCCGGGCGCCCCGCGGGAGACGCCCGAGCGGCCGGGAGCCGACCGGGACGAGCGCCTGCGACTGCTCAGCCATCGGGTTCTCCTACGCCGCTCGTTCGGCGACCTGGGCGGCGAGACGCTCCGCGCCGCTCAGGTCCTTGTAAGCGCTGCCGATCCCAAGGGAGTCGCGCATGTCGTCGATGAGCGCCGACAAGTCCCGGGCCGACCACCTTTGAAGCTCGTCGGAAGTCGGCACGTGGCTCGTTCCCTGGCCGTAGTCGGAATCGTGCCAGTGCGACGGCGTCATGCGGCGGATGAGACTCCGCGCGTAGTGAAGCTGCTTCTCGGACGGCCCGCCGCCACTCGGGCGCGCGCCTCCCCCGCCGGACGGTGCCGAGCGCTGCGGAGTCGTCTCGCCCCGCTTCTCGGCCGCGGAGGCGTCATGGGCCTTCTCGCCGAGCCGCTGGATCCGATCGTGGGCCGCCGTGTACTTGTCGTGCGACAGCCGCCAGGCCCGGTGTTCGCCGTTCCACTTCGCGCCCAGGGCTGCCAGGCTGTCCTTAACGGGGTATGTGGCCCCGGTGAGGTTGACGCTGCGCCCGTCGCGGGTGGCCTTGATACCGCCGTGCCAGCGGGACTCGCCAGCGGGCAGAGCATAGTCCTTCGCCGCCGGCTTCTCGGCGGATCGGGCGGCGGTCTGCGCTTCGAGCTTCGCCGCCGCAGACGGTTTCTCCGCCGCCCACGGTAGCGGCTTTGTGGGCTTTGTCACCCGCCGTTCCATGGCGGCCTCGCGGGGCCGCAGGGCGATCGTCCGGGGCGGGCCGAACAGGTCCGTCTGCGCCTCCCCGGCTGCCGACCGCCGTTCCCGCTCCTCGGGAGGCTTCAGGGTCAGCGTCCGCGGGCTGTCGAACAGCCGCTGCTGCGACGGGCGCAGCGCCCCGCCGACATGCCCTTCGTACTCCGCCACGGGCTTCCCGCCGTGCCCAGCGTGGTGCCCGACGATGCGACCGCCACGCGGTCCGATCTCGATGACAGGTCGGTCAGCCATCGGCGCCTCCGAGGGCCCGGCGCAGCGCCGCGACGTCGGCCGAGCCGGCCTCGCGCAGCTCGCCCGTGGTTGGCACCGTGGCGACGAACACGGCGTCGTCGTCGGGGTGCGGGTGGAGCCCCTCGAGCGGCAGGTTGAGGGCGTCCAGGGCCTTCACGACCTCATCCCCGGGGCCCGACACCGCGAACCCCTCCGGGACCGCCTCCACCCCGAGATCCCAGGTTCGGAGCAGGTCGGGGAGCCGCAGCGGGACGGCGGGGCGGGGCGCCAGCCGCAGGACGCGGGGCGCCTGCGGGCCCAGGGCGACGATTCGGGGACGCATCGGGGCCTCCTTGCTTGGCCGCGGGCTTCGGCTTCGGGCTCGAGCCGGCGCCCTTCGCGAGCCGCATCGCGCCGGTCACCCAGTCGGTCCACTCCGGCTCCTCGCCGACGGCGTGGAAGGCCTCGGCGGCCTCCGGCCGGCGGCGGTAGTAGGCGGCGACCCGGGCCGCGAACTTCCCCGGCGCTTCGTGGGCGAGCGGGTGGAGCTGGACCGGGAAGCGAGCCGGCCAGGGCGCCTGGGGGTCGCCCGCGCGCGCCTTCCAGGTCTTGTAGAGCGGCACCAGGACGGTGTCGGCGAAGGTGTCCTCGGGGGTCTGGTTGAGGCCCTTGTCGGTGAGGTCGTCCCGCTCGGAGCGCTCGTCCTCGGCGGAGCCGTCGTCGTCGCCTTCATCGTCGCCCTCGGCGGGGTCGTCGGGCTCCCGGTAGTCGGGATCCTCGTCCTCGGACTTCCGGGCGATCTGGCGGGCCAGGCGGCGCAGCGGATCCATTGGCGGTCTCCCCGGACGACGTCCCCTGTGTGCGCGCCTATCGTAGCGCCGCAGAGAGGGAGTGCGCAACGGCGCAGGAGGTCTCCGGCCTACTCGCCGTTCTCTCGCGCCTGGCGCTCGCTGTGGGCGAAGTCGCTCTCGCCGGGGAGGCGGGCGAGCTTCACGGTGCGGGGGCGCTTCTTCTTCTCGGGCGGCGGGTCTTCCTCGCCGCCGACGACCACCAGGGCATGGCGCTGCAGCTCGAACTCCTTCATCTTCCCGTCGGGGTCGGAGACCCGGAACGCCCGGACGTAGGGGTGTTCCTGGAGGCGGCCGACCGTGTAGTACCCCTCGATCTCGTAGGTCTCGATGGCCTTCCCGGGCTCGTCCGGCGGGTCGAGGTTCACGAAGTGGACGCCCGGCTGCGCGTGGGGCTCGAAGAGCCGCGCGCCGGACTCGTTCGCGGCCATCATGGCCGCCTTCCAGTCCTCGTGGTAGACCGCCGAGCGCGCGCTGTCGCGGACGTTCCGACGCAGGCCTTCCCGCTCCTCGTCCGTCACTTTCGCGTACTTCCCGGAGTAGATCGGGCTCTTCAGCTCCTCCCGGTACTTCGCGTCGGTCGCGGACTCCACCCGCTGCTCGAACGTTTCCTCGCGCTGGCGCCCCTCTTCCAACAGGTCGTGCAGCCCCGTCCCCTCCTTGAAGCTCGGCAGCAGGATCGGCTGCTTCATCCCCTTCGGCATGAACGCCTTGTGGCCGCTCCCCTCGGCCGGGCCGACGAGGTTGACGCGGGACACCGTCGTCTCGGGACGCCCGCGGTACTGGTCGTGCTTCTTCACGGTGAACTTCACCCGCATCTTCACGCCCTGCTCGAAGCTGCGCGGCAGGTTCGACGCGAACCACTTCAGGGTGTGGCCGTCCGGGGTCTCCATGGTGACCAGGGTCGACTCCCCCCACTGCCCTGGTTCCATTTCGCGGGTGGCGATGACCGTGACGTCGGTCTCCGCCTTCTCGCCGGGCTTGCCGAAGTGCCCGGCCTCCGCCGCCCGCTTCTTCGACAGGATCTCGCCCTGCTCCCGCTGGTAGCCGCGGACGAGGTACGCCGCCATCCCGAACACGTCCTTGTGGACGTAGTCCTCCGTGATGACCGTCCGCAGGTTGTGGCCGAAGGTGTCCAGGGACTCGACGGGGACCTCGACGTACTTCTTCTTCGCCCAGGCGATCGTCTTGCGCGCCAGCTCTTCGTCGGCGGCCTCGGGGTTGATGCTCCCGCCCGCCCCCAGAACCTTGCGGGCCTCTTCGACCGGCATGAACAGGGTCCGCAGCGCGTCGTCCACCGTCGCCGTCTTCGGGTGGAACTCGTCGGAGGCCTGCGCCGCCGCTTTCGAGACCCAGCCGGTCTCCCGGATCGCCCAGGCGACGTGCGACAGAAAGCGGTGGAGACCGGCGCCCTCGGGCTTTCCGCCACCGCCGAAGCCGTCGCTGCCCTCGCCGTCGTCGGCGGCCATGCCGGCGAGGATGCGGTTCGCGTCGGCCCAGATCGTGAGGGCGTTCATCGCCCCCTCGGGATCATGGCCGCCCAGGAAGTCCTTGACGCAGGACGTCCCGATCGTCTTGTGCTCGCCGCTCTTCTCGCTCTTGACGATGTAGGCGCCCTTGCGGTCGCGCTTCATCTGGCAGTGGTCGCAGTCCCGGTGGTGCTCCCGCGTGCGGAGCTTGAGCGGGACCTCTTCTCCGGCGGCGGTCTTGAAGATCCAGCCGCCGTTCGGGGTCTCCTTCGCCTTGGCGATGAACTTCCAGCCCGCGAGCTGCGGCGGGTCGCCGATGAGACGGACCTCGCAGACCTGACGGGTGACAACCGTCTTGTAGGTCTGGTGGTGCATCTGCATTTCGTGGGTCTCGGTCTCGACCCGACGGGAGCCGGGGACCTCCTCCCACTTCAACTCCGGGACGTGGAGCCGGCGCGCCCGCTTGTTGAGCGCCTCGATCTCCTTCTCGAAGCGCTTCAGGTGCTGCGTCTGGATGATGGCCGTCTTCGGCCCGCCCTTGCCGCCGTCGCCTTCGTTCTCGGCTTCGGCGGCGGCGGCTTCCTCCCGCTCGACGGCGTGGGCCTCGACCTGCCGCTCGAGCTTCTCCGCCGGCTCCGGGGCCTCCGGCTCGTCCGGCTTCCGCCGGCGGCGGGCGCTCTCCTCGGCGGCTTCCTGCCGCTGGCGCTGCTCCGCTGCGGTGACCTCGTCGGGGTTCACGCGGGCGGGGGTCGCCAGCGTCTCCGATCCGGCGGCGTTCCTGCGGTTCTTCTCGTCCACGGGAAGCGCGTCCCACTCCGCCTTCAAGCGCATGTACTCGCCCGGCTGGCTCAGCTCGGCCGCGGACCATTGGAGCCGAACGTCGCTCGAAGGTTCGACCGGCTTCTCGGGTACGACCACGCCGCGCGCCTGCCGCATCCGGTCGTAGCCGCGCTTCGTGACGTAGCCGCCCATGTTGTGGAGTCCCCACAACTCCTGGAAACGGGTTGCCACCTTCACCGCGTCGTTGGCGCTCCAGCCGATCTCTCTGGCCGCCGCTGCGGCCTCCTTCTTGGTGGGGAACTTCACCAAGTGGCGCCAGACGTCGATCATCCGCGAGCCGGTCTCGTTGGACGTCTCCGCGATGTCGAACGACTCGGGATCCGGGCCACGAGTGGGGGCCCACCCGGGCGACTTCGGATCGTCTACCGCTCTCACTGCCACGTCCGGCTTCCGCTCCCGCGACTGCCCCTCCAACTTCGCCGCTGCCGGCGTCGGCTCCGGCGCCTTCCACTCCGCCTTCGGGGCCGGCGCCGCGGCCGGTTCCGGCTCATGGTGCTGCACCGCCGCCCAGGGGAGCGGCTTCGCCAACTTCGCGACCCGGCTCCCGGACGGCGGTTCGGGGTGGGCGACGGCGACCGTCCGCGGCGCCCCGAACAGGTCGCCCTGCGGTGCATCGGTGGCGCGCCGGCGGGGCTCCTCCGGGGGCTTCAGCGCGAGGGTGCGCGGGGCGTCGAAGAGCGACTGCTGCACCGGGCGCTGGTAGGGCGCTTCCCGGTGCGGCCCGGCGCCCAGGTGCTGGTGCTCCTGCCGCTGGTACTCGAACTCCGGCTTCCCGTCCTTGCCGAACCGTTCCGCGATGATCTTCCCGCCACGGGGGCCGATTCGGACGATGGGGTGGGCGGCGGGCGGCGAGTAGTCGGCCATCGGGACCTCCAGAGAGGAACTTGACGCGCTCCCGGCCCGATGCTACCACGGGAGACGTCGTCGTTCTCCTCCCGGTGTTGGGCCCGGTCGGACGCCATCCGGCCGGGCCCTTTCCGTGGGAGGGTGGCTCAGCGGTAGAGCAGCGGCCCGATAAGCCGCAGGTCGCAGGTTCGAGCCCTGCCCCTCCTACTCGTGCCCCTCCCGGGAGAGCATCCCGGGACCGACGCCCGCCCGGGAAACCGGGTAGTGGGTCACTTTGATCTTTCGCCCGCGTGTTGCCGGCATCGTACCTCTTCGGATACGATCCGCTCGTGAGACAGAGGAGGACGGGAGGGCGACATGGGAAGGCTGTTCGGGTTGTTCGACGGCGCCGTGCGCCGAGCGGTGCGCTGGTGGGTGGGGCTGATCCGGGACGAGAAGACGCAGGACCGCCGCCGCCGAGAGCAGGAGGAAGCCCCGCCGCCGCTGTCTGCGGCCGAAGCCGAGGAACACCGGCGGCGTGTGCTGGAGTTAGCAGACAGCCTCAGCCCTCGGACTTCTGCTGGAAAAGGGCCCGATTCTGGAACCGCGCTTCCCGGATCACAGACCGCGTAGCTCCGAACGCTTCGACGGCAGCCTTGCTGGCGGCGTCGAGAGCATCCTGGTTGAACAGAAGGTCGCGCGCCGTGCGACTTGGATCGGTCGCGAAGAAGATGGTGACGGCGGCGCTGAACAGGGCCGCATCAACGTCGAGTCGGCTATCCACGGGTCCCCTCCATGGTGTGGTTGAGGGGACACCCTACCGCGGACTGGCCGGCTCGGTAACTGCTCCGGCGCTCAGCCCTCGGCGCCTTCGTTCGTCTTCGGCTTGTTGCGCGTGCGGCGCGGCCCCTTCTCCGCCTCTTCGGCGTCTTCGCGCGCCACGAGCATCGCGACCAGGTCGGAGACTTCCCAGAGGCGGTCCGTGACCTTGGCGGCCATCGCCGGGGTGACCCGCAGCGAGGAGTGGATCCGGCAGAAGTTGTAGTGGAAAAAGTGCAGCGCGATGGCGGCCGCGTGGTTCTGCACCTTCTTCGAGAAGGCGTTGGTCAGGCGCGTGAACCGGCGCATGCTCATGCGCATCGTGAGGTTCTGGCGCTCGACGTAGGACGTGGAGACCAGCGCCTCATCCGGGCGTCCCGTGACGGCGATCTTCTCGACGCCGGTGCAGACCGCTGGGCTGTAGCGGGTTTCTGGGTTCCGGTTGCTGCCCTCGCCGCCGTACTGCTTGATGAGCTGCGCGAAGTCGATGTCGCAGCCGAAGGCGTCTTCAACGGCCTGCACGTAGAGCTTGAGGCCGTCGCTGGTGAGCTGCACGCGGCTCGCCAGACGGCTCGCCAGGTCCTTGATGAACGCGCCCGCGGTGTACCCGTCGCGGTCCCCGACCAGCCAGCTCGGGACGAGCTTCGTCTCAGCGTCGATGGCGGTCCAGGTCCAGACGTCGCCGACGCCAAACTGACCCTTCATGCTGACGGGAACGTTCTTCTGCTTGGAGTAGCAGAAGGACCAGATCTCGTCGACCTCGATCTGCTGGCAGGGGAGGTTCCGCAGGGCCTTGTCCTGGTACTCCGAGCAGACCTCGCCCAGCGCCACGAGGAGCTTGGTGACGGTGTTCTTGGAGACGTCCGCGATGCGAGCGGTGGCCCGTACCGAGTTCCCCTCGACGAGGAGCTTGGTGATGAGGACGCGGGTCTTGTTGTCGAGGCGGTTCATGTTCAGAAAGGTACCAGAACGCGCGGACGCGGTCAAGCATTATCGGTCAGTTTGTTTCGTCCCGGCGAAATTGGAAGGGTGGGCCCTGCCGATTCAACGCCAACAGGGCCCACCGCGAAGAGCGCCGACTAGTCGCGGACCCAGATCGGGAACGCGGCCAACCCGTAGCTCTGGGCGTAGAGCACCCGGCCGTTCCGGAGCCGGATGACCGGCCGGAAGATCAGGTGGTAGCCCGGCCTCGCGACGATACCGCTGTACCGAGGCATGGCACGAACCTTTCCGTTCATGCCGGCAGGGTCTTGACCGCGGGGCGGGCATGTGGATAGAATCCACATCGTGTTGCGCCGCTCCGCGGTGGTTCTGCCGGCAGTTGGCGATGGGGACCCGTCCCGACCGGTGCTACCCACACCGTTCGGAACCAAGACCCGTCCCGAGACCCAACGGCCTCCCGTCCTCCCCCGACGCTCCGGCAACCCTTGCGGGCGCGTCGGGGAGGACGGCCACCTTGTTAATTGCCCCTACAGCACCGGATATTTACAGCTGCGGGGCATCCGTCTTTCCGGTTCATCAACACCTCCGCCATCATCCGCTGTCTCGCTCGACCTTGCGGGCAGCGGCGTGCGCGCGCTCCGCGGCGTCCCCCACGAGGTACGTCGTCAACCGCCCGTTACCGATCTTGAAGATCCGGCCCTCGCCCTTCGCCCTGAGCTGCCGGATGTGCTCGCTCACTGCGTTCCGGCGCCTCGGCTCGTCCTTGTCTCCGTAGTTCCACCCAAGTTCCATGCACTTCTGGGTGAGGTCCGCAAGGGCGAATGTCTCGGTCGGGTTCGTGTCAGCGAACTTCTTAAGGCTCACGGCCGGCGATTCGGCCGCCGAGTCGCCGGCCGAATCGCCGGGCGGCTCGGTATCGGATGGCCGGTCGTCGCCTTCCTTGGTGGCGGTGGCGTGGGGCGCCGGAAGCGCGGCCGGCGTCTCCGCCCGCTCGGGTGGGAACATCACCGTCACGCCCCGGGACGCATAGCCGTCGATGGCATCCGAAAGGACGTGCCGTTCGACGATGACCGTCTCCGTAATCTCGTACCGCCCGTCATCGCGGCGCCGCCCGACGGCGGAAATCGTAGTGTTCACGCAGCCTCCAAATCCGGCATCCAAGAACATCTGATACACGATCCGATCGCGGCCCGCAATGTTCTCCCGGGAAGCCCCGCCGATCCGCCGATCCGCCGCCCGCAATCATCTGGCGGCGGATCGCGTGGGGCCGGGCCCGAACGAGTCGGCGAGATGCCGCAGAGGCGCCAGGGACAAGGCCGCGATGGGCATTGCGGAATCTACAACGGGGTCCCGGAATGGACCGTATCACTATCCATACACTGGCCGAAGGGCGCTGACGTCGCATCGGCGGGGTCAAGAAATGCGAGACCGCGTCGATCGTGATTCGGTGGCTCTGTTGGCGGCTGCGGCTGACCTGCTACGTCTTAGTCCAGCGGACGCTGGACGCCTTTCTTGCGATCGCCGTGCGTTCCTCCGCGCTGAGCTTCGCAGCGCGGGCCTTGCCGCCTTTCAGCCCGCCCAGGCGCCCCAGGACGACGGCGGCGGGGTTCTTCTCGGGGGTCTCGGGTGCAGGGGAGGGGTCGTCTGGCGTGCGACGCTTCTCGTCCTTCTCGCCGGTCGCCAGCTCCACGATCATCTTGGCGAGCTGGCTCGGGTCGCGCGGGCGTCTGGGGTTCGCGTTGCTCATGGGGACAGCTTGCCAGCGGCCGCAGACCCGCGCAAGCCGCCGCCCGGATCAAAGTGACCCACTACCTCGTCGAGCGGGGTCTTGACGCCGTTCTTCCAGAGGTGCTCCAGGTGACCCAGGTC